TAAATTATCTAGAGAAGGTTTATTAATTACAAATGAATCTAAATTAGCAAGAGATTTATTAGCTAAGGTTAAAGATGAAATAGAAGTAAATGATATTTTAAGAGAAAGACTTTATCCAGGTAGTAGTGACAATTGGCAAAAAGAAGAAATAATTTGTAAAAATAAAGCAAGATTAATAATACGTTCTTATAAAAGTCGTATGAGAGGTCTTCATCCAGGATGGGTTGTTTTAGATGATTTTTTAGATGAATCTGCTTTATATTCTGCTGAACAAAGAGATAAGTTTCTAAACATATTTAATGGTGTTGTTGATAATTTAGTTTCACCAAGAGATCCTATTACTATAGTAGGAACACCTTTTCATTCAGATGATTTATATAATCAATTAAAAAAATCTAAACTTTGGAAAGTATTTGAATACCCAGCTATATTTCCTGATGGTAAAATATTATGGTCTAGTCAACATAATATAAAATCATTAGTTGGTAAAAGAGAAAGACAAGGTCCTTTAATTTTCTCAAGAGAAATTCTTTGTAAACCTGTTTCTGATGATTCAGCTATTTTTACAAGATCTATAATTAATACAATGATTTCAAATATGGAAAATTATAGATTGGTAGAAAATATCTATTCTTTTCCTATAAAATTTAAAAAAGTAGTAGTTGGTTGTGATTTTGCTAGATCAGCTTCTGTAGGTGCAGATTATAGTTGTTTTATTACATTAGGTGTTGATCAATATGATACAATGTATGTATTGAATATGTTTAGAGACAAAGGTTTAACTTATAATCAACAATTAAATCAATTAAGAAAAATACATCAGAATTTTAAACCTGATATAATGTATCTAGAAGATAATCAGATGCAATCTTTATTTGTAGATGGTGGTAGAGAATTAGGTTTGCCTATAGAAGGAGATACAACCACAACAAATAAAAAATCATTATATGAAGGTCTACCAGCATTAGCTGTTTTAGGTGAAATAGGAAAAATAAAATTACCTAGAGGAGATCAAAGAAGTAAAGATTTAACTGATATTATATGTAATGAATTAATGTCTATAGCTTTTGATTCAGATAAAGGAAAATTAGAATCAACTGATCAACATGATGATACATCTATGGCTTTATGGAAAGCTTGTAGAGCAGCTAAAGATGCTAAAAAACATTTTGATTTTTCTTTTCTTTAGTATTAAATTTTTCTTATATTTACATATAAAAATATAAGAATGTAAATTTTATAATGATGTAATTAACCAATATTCTATTTTGAGCGGCAATAACTTATTATCTCAATTAAATGATAATGTTGAATTCGTGCAAGAGTTAATGCAAGAAAGAGAACAGTTGTTGCTTAAAGCTGGTACTTCAAATGACCCATCTATAATATTAAAAGCTCAAAATTTATTAAAAGAAATAAATAAAAAACCAGAAACAGAAACAAAAACTTTTGTTTTTGATCCTTTAAATTATTCTGAAAATTTAAAGTATAAAAATCATAATTCCTCAGTATCTTACAATTCTCTTAGAAGAATGTCTAAGGCTCCTGTTATAGAGTCTATAATTTCAACAAGAATAGAACAAATTTCTTCTTTCTCACAACCTCAACCAAAAGAATATTCACCAGGATTTATTATTAGAAAGAAAAAAAGAATAGGTCAGGATGAAGAACCTAAATTAACAAGAAAAGATTATGTTATAGTAGAATATCTTACTGAATTTATTATAAATTGTGGTTCTGAAAGTAATATTTGGGTTGGTCATGATTTTGATGAATTTTTAAGAATGTTTACTAGAGATTCTTTAGAATTAGATCAAGGTTGTTTTGAAATAGTAAGAAATAGAAAAGGTATACCAAGTTCTTTTTTTATAACAGATGGAGCAACTATAAGAAAATCTCCAGATTATAATGATCCTAAATTTTTAAAAGATAGGTATAATTCACAATTACCAGATAAAATACTAGGTTATTATCCTACACATGTTCAGTTAATGAATCATGATGTTATTGCTGAAATGTATCCATGGGAATTATGTTTTGGTATTAGAAACCCTCAATCAAATATATATTCAAATGGTTATGGTAAATCTGAATTAGAAACATTGATTCAGACAGTAACTTGGATGTTATATTCAGATCAATATAATGGTAAATTCTTTTCTCAAGGATCTTCTCCAAAAGGTATATTAAAAATAAAAGGTGCTACCAATCAAGCTAGACTACATGAATTTAGACAACAGTGGATGGCAATGGTACAAGGTGTTGAAAATGCATGGAGAGTACCTGTATTAAATTCAGATGAGGCTGAATGGATTGATTTACAAAAGAACAATACTGATATGCAATTTCAAATGTGGCAAGAGTATCTTATTAGATTATCTTGTGCTATATTTAAAATTGCTCCAGAGGAAATTGGTTTTGATATTTCAAATTCTTCTCAAGGAGGAAATACTTTTGAAAGTAAAAATGAAACAAAGCTTAAATATAGTAGAGATAAAGGTTTAAAACCTCTTTTAAGATTTATAGCTAAAAAAATAAATAAATTTGTAATATCTCCTATAAATCCTGAATTTGAATTTGTTTTTGTTGGACTTGAAGAAGATGAACAAAGTGAATTAGATAATGATATTAAAAAAGTTGGTTCATTTATGACAATAAATGAAATAAGAGCTAAAAGAAATTTAAAACCTATTCCTGATGGAGACATTATAAATAATGCAGTTTTTATGCAAGGTAAAAATGCTTCAATGATGGGAGGTTTAGAATCTAATGAATACGTAGATAATGAAGAAGGTGAAGGTGTAGACAAAGAGTCTGAGAAAAACCCCATTCTTAAATCTTTTTATGATTTTCACAATAATGTCTTTTCTGAATAAAAAAATAATGAAACATATAGATTATATTTTTGACTCTTTGGGGTTTCCATCAACTATGGATTTTATAAAATCCACTTTTGGTTTTATTTTAAATAAATATGTCTTATTGGCAGCTTTACCAATAGGAGGTATATTAGATTTTTTAAGTTCTTATATAGGTATTAAACAAGAAGCTTATATAGGTTTTGTTTTACTTTTTTTAATTGAATTTGTTTCTGGTGTATATGTAGCTTTAAAAATTAGAAAAGAAAAATTTAGTTCTTATAAATCTATGAGAGTATTTATAAAAATAGTTGTTTATACTCTTGTTTTAGGATCTTTATTTTCTATAAGTAAAAATTATGGTCAAGTAAGTTTATTTGGTTTTGATTTTAATATAATTAATTGGATATATTATGTATTTTTTGTTGGTATGGTTGTTCAACTTTTTATATCTATATTAGAAAATTTACAAGCTGCAGGTTGGAAAGAAGTAAGTTGGATATTAGTTTTAACTAAAAAGAAACAAAAAGCTATAGAAAAACAAATTGAAAATTCATCTAACGATGACATTGTAGATGAAGAAATTAATATTTAATTATGAAAAATAATATAATTAATATACAACATGATACAAAAAGAAGAGTTGTAGGTATTTTTGCTACAGGCAATAAAAAAGTAAGTGATGATTTAATTTTTAAAGAAAGTGTAAAAATACAAGGTCATTATTTTATAGAAATACCTTCTGAACTTACTGGAAATTTTATTCTTTTTGTTTTTGATAGAACAGGTTCTTCTAATAAAATGTTTTATTCTGAATCTTATTCTATAGATAAAGGTGAATTATTAAACGGTTTTTCAGCTGAAGATAGAAGTATATTAAAAGAAATAAATTTAAGAAAAATAGAAAACCCTGATAATAAAAATATTTTAAATATTTTAGAAAAAATATCTTTATTACATGATTTTCTTATTAAAAATGATTCTTCTACAAGAGATAAAATATTTGATGAAAAAATAAATTCAATACTACTTTTATTAAAAAATAATATTGAAAAAACAGATTTGTTAAAAAACGATTTTAAAAATATTTTATCTTCTTCTCAAAAAGATATTTATGAAAATATTTTATATGATATAAATAATGTCATAAAAGAAGTAAAAAGTCTTAATAATTTTTTAAATTCAATAAAAGAAGATTTAAATAAAAAAGAAATTAAATATAATTATTGTGCTATAAATATAGGTCAAAATACATTACCAGTAAATATAAAATATGATTCTAAAATAAAATCTGGCTTTATTTATTCTTCTTCAGGTAATAATACACCTGTCCAAATAAAAAAATTTAACGAAGAAATTTCTTTTGTTAGTTTTGATTTTACAGAAGAATCTGATTATGTATTTTACATACCAGGTTTATATTATTTATTTATTAAATGTTGTAAAGATTCTGAAGTATTAACAAAAGAAAATAAAATTCAAATAGAAGAAATAGCTAAAAAATTAATGATATTATAATATGGCTCTGAGTTCTGAAGATATTGAAATATTAATAGAGACTATAAAGTCTATTTCTTCAAATGAACCTAACTTAAAAAAGGCAGATAATGAAGATAAAATAGCTTTAGAATATATATTTAGATCTACAACCAGCACCCATGAATATCAGTCTCTCAAACTCCCATGGCTTTACTTTACTCTAGTTGTTGCGAGTCGCATCTCCTCCTTCCAGAGTGTACAGTTCATCAACCATTTCACCCATCTTCCCCTTGTATACTTCCCTCTGCTGTGTCAAGCTGCCTACCTTAAGCTTCTTAGGCTGAGAATTTCTACGGAAGCAGAGTTCACTTCGCCCAGCAGTATCTTTCCTGCCATTTGGGCTTGGATGCCGCC